ATGGAAGAAAAAACTAGAAGAATTTGCTCCTAGAACATCAAAAAGAATTGAGGAAGTATTTGATGCCTTAGATGATCTGCCTGATGACCTAATCAATGTACCTGATTAAGTCTTAGCTCCTTTGGGAATATTAAACAATCTCATTTCCAATTCATGATTATCTAGCCTAGCTCCTTTTTTTATAGCTGAAAAGACTATATTATCGAATTTATCGAGGAGATTATCATTTAATCCACCCAAGATCATAGACCTAGTTATTAGGTCTGTATCTGTGCCTTTCCCAAACTTGTCAACATAAGCATTAAAGGACTTACGAGCCTCTATGGGTAAATATAAAAAGTTTCTTTCATTCATCTCGTGAGTTTAACAGAAAAATACCTCAAAATGTGCATTTTTTTGTATAAATATGCTTGACTAATACCCAATATGGGTTATAATGGTTACATAAGTTAATAATGACTTAGGTAAACAACGAGGAAAATATGACAAACTTAACAAACAATGAAACTAACCTTTTAAAATTAATCAATGAGTCATCAGATGGTTCACCTGATTTTCAACTATGCGATAGAAATATCGTTAAAGGATTATCAAAAATAGACATGGATATGAACACTGCAAAAGGTGTTTTATCTTCATTAAGTAAAAAAGGTGAAGTTAATATATATATTGATTCTGAAGATGCTGGAGAAGAGGGTTTTAGAAAAGGCTACTCAGTTTTTACAACAAAAGAATCAGAAATAGATTACAAATAATGAATGGAGTGGGTATCTCCTAACCTACCCAGCATTTAACAAAACAACGAGGAAAACATGGAAAACTTAACAAACAATGAAACTAACCTTTTAAATCTAATGAATGATGAGCATGACTTTTGTGGAATTAGTTTAGATGCTATTAAACCATTTTTAAAAGATATTGATTTAACTGAAAAACAAGCAAGAGGTGTTATTTCATCTTTAATTAAAAAACAAATGTTATTAAATAATGGTTTCACTGATGGTGGTTCTATTGACAACCCATATTCACTACAATTATTTGTTAGTCAATATATGGTTGAAGAGGGATTATTTGAGATGGTAGAGGATATGTCTTGGGAAGATTTACTTAAACTTAAAAAATAATGAATGGTGTGGGTATCACCTAAACTACCCAAAAAAATTAACAAAACAACGAGGATAAAAATATGTACGAGGATAAGCAAATGTGGACTGTAGAAACTTATAATAAAAAACATTCTAACCTAGAAATATATAAGTTTTTTTATACAAAACTAGATGCAATGAAATTTGCAGAAAGTGTAGATGAAAAATTATATGATAAAATTTGGATTAGACCAGCATAATAAAACTAACCAAACCAAAAGAAAGAGTCATAGCAATATGGCTCTTTTTTTTTATTGGTATTGTATAAACACCTAGTTTCAGGTTAAAATGAATTAAATTTTACTTGACAGGTGATTATGGAAACTGAATATATTGATAATGAATTTGACAACTTAGATATGCCTTGTGAATTCAAGGAAATAGATCAAGATGATGATGGCTCGTTTGAGGGTTACGCATCAGTATTTAATAACAAAGATTTAGGTAATGATGTTATTAGAAGAGGAGCATTTTTAGATTCGATAGCAGAGAGATCACCTAAAGGAATTAAACTACTCTACCAACACAAATCAGATGAACCTATTGGAGTTATTGACTCGTTAGAAGAAGATAGCAAAGGATTGAAGATAAAAGGTAGACTAGCAATGGGTACTCAGAAAGGCAAGGAAGTCTTTGAACTCATGAAGATGGGTGCATTAGATTCTATGTCAATAGGCTACAGGTTGAAACCTGATGGCTATAAATATGACCCTAAAGATAAAAGAAGAATTATTAAGTCAGTCGACTTAATGGAAATATCATTGGTAACATTTCCAATGAATCCAAAGGCTAAAGTGACTAAGGTCAAACTAGCTGAAATGAATCCAACAGAAATAGAGAAATACCTGCGAGATGTAGGTGGAATGTCTGTTTCTCTTGCGAAAGAAAGTGCGCCAATATTATACAAGTCTTTTAATAGACAACTGCGAGATGTAGTGGATAGCGTTGAGCATTTAATTAATATAATTAAAACATAAAGAGGTATTTATGTCTGAAGAAATAAAAGATGTAATTAATGCTCTAGGTAAATCTTTTGAAGAATTTAAAAGTGAAAACCAAAAGAACATTAATGAGATCAAAAAAAATGGCGTTGCAGACCCATTACTTCAAGAAAAAGTGGACAAGTTAGCTGATGATGTTGCTGGTGCAGTTGAGCAAAAGCAAGATATTGAGTTACAAAAGAAAGCACTTGAAGAGGCTACTGCAAAGCTAGAAAAATTAGAAACTACTTTAGCAAGACCTGAATTAGGTAAATCTGCTAAAGAAGTTGATGTTCAAATGAAAGCGTTTGGCGAGTATTTAAGAACTGGCAACAAACCTGAGTTAGAACAAAAAGCATTGTATGAATCTGATGATACTCTTGGTGGCTACTATGCTCCTACTGAGTATGTTAATGAGCTTATTAAGACTGTTACAGAATTCTCTCCAATGCGTTCAATCGTTAAAGTTAGAAGTACAGATAAAAGAGGCATTGAAGTTCCTAAAAGAACTGGTCAATTCTCTGCATCTTGGGTTGCTGAGACTGCAACTAGAAGTGAGACAACTGGTTACACAACTGGTTTAATGTCAATTGATGCTCATGAAGTCTATGCTTTGGTTGATATTTCTCAAGCAATGCTAGAAGATTCTGCATTTAACATGGAAAGTGAGATGGCTACTGAGTTTGCTGAACAATTTGCAGTTGCAGAGGGAACAGCAGTAGTATCAGGTGATGGTATTGGTAAACCTTATGGAATTACTGATAGCTCACAAGGTGTTGGCACAACTAACACTGGTAATGGTACTGCACTTACAGCAGATGGTCTTTATGACTTGATCTATGCACTCAAATCAGACTATTTGAAAAACTCTAGGTTTGTCATGAACAGAGGCACTTTTGCTAAAGTTCTACAACTAGAAGATACTGCTGGACAAAAAGTTTTCCATGTTGGATTAAACTTAGTTTCAGGAGCGCCATCTACAATAGCTGGGTATACTTATGTATTAGCAAAAGATATGCCTAATGTTGGAGCTGGTACTAAACCTATCGCTTTTGGAGATTTCTCTAGAGCATACACATTAGTGGATAGAGTTAGCATGTCAATCATGCGTGACCCTTATTCTCAGGCTAATGTTGGCAACACTAGATATCTAGCTCGTAGAAGAGTTGGTGGTGCTGTGGTAAACGCTGAGGCAATTAGACTACAAAATGTTAGTGCATAGGAGATAATATGAGAGATATTTCAAATAATACTAAAGCAGTGACTTGTCAAGATGCTAAGGTTTTTACAGCAGATGCTAATGGAACTACAGTAGACAGACAAGGTTTTGAATCTGTTATGTTTGTTGTTAATAGTGGTATCGAGGGAGATACATTATCAGGTAGTGTCAAGTTTGATTTCATTCTTGAAGAATCTGATGATGATTCTACTTTTACTGCTGTTACTTCAAGCACAAGTGTCACTGAGGGCAGTGTTGATTCTTCAGGTATATTCCTAACTTTAGATGCTAATGGAGAAACTCCACAAACATCTGCAATAGGATATATCGGTGGTTCAAGATATGTCAGAGTGAAAATTGATGCTACAGGTACTCATACTAATGGAACGCCAATAAGCGTTCAAGGTATACTTGGTAATCCTGTTGACTCAACAGATGCTTAATATAGCAACTTAGGTTGCATTGGTGAGAGGCTAGGTTTTACCCTCATATGGTAGCTCGTTTCCCTAGCCTCTCACTTAGAGAGGTGTAAATGTGTAGTAACATACCATATACAAAAACAGAGATGGATTTTATCAAGGCAATAATAGCCATTGATAGAAACGCTTTATTCAAAGTAAAAGGTAAACTTGAAACGAGAGATGACTACCTGTATGGTGGAATAGAATGGGATAGAGATTATACGCCTATTCCTTATGAACAAGTCTTAGAAAAGATTAACGAATTGATGAAAGAGGATATAGATGAAAATTAAAATAACTCAAAATGTTATTGGAAGTGCAAATGTACATGGTAACGCAACTAGAGAATATAAGATTGATGAAATTATTGATTGTAAAGAAGAATGGCAGAAAGTTATAGCTCAAACATTTCTTGATAACAATTTAGCTATTGAAGTAAAAGTTTCTGAACCTGAGTCTAAAAAAGTAGTTGTAAAAGAAAAGAAAGCACCTAAAGTAACCAAAAAGAAAACTTCTAAGAAGAAATAAATTATGGCTCGTTCCATTGGCTCTAATTTTCTTTCACAGTTAAATAGCTCACAGTTAAGAACATTTTATGCAGTAAAAATGAGATTCACTAGTGGAGATTTACTGTTGTCCACTACTTATTCTAATATTGTAATAGATAGTGAAACTTATATTGGCTCAGGTAATATTTTAAACATATCGCAAATATCTGAAACTTCAGACACTAAAGCATCAGGAATACAAATAAATTTAACTGGTTTAGATTCATCAATTTTATCTGCTGGATTAAATGATAACGTAGCAGGTATGATTGTTGAATTATATTTTGGAGTTTTAACCACTACAGCAAATGCAGACGCAGTTGTTGATACTCCATACAAGATATTTGAGGGATTTATTGACACAATGGTTTTAGATGAGCAAGGCATGTCGTCTTCTTTAAAATTTACAGTTGAAAATAAAATGATAATTTTAGAGAAACCAAGTGATAGAAGATATACTGATGAAGACCAAAAGGAATTATTCCCAAATGATAGAGGTTTAGAGTTTGTTGCATCTTTGCAAAATAAATCAATAGCATGGGGTGGTGGGAGCAAATGATTGATATAGCTATACCTAATAATATTTCTCCTGAAGTATTAGATATTGTAAGTTTTTACAAAACATTCGATAAATATAAACTAAACACAGATCAACAATTACAATCTCATGTTGAGCCAAGTATTAAATTAGGTCAATATAAAGTTCATAAAAAAAATAATAAAATAGTGGCATTTACTTCTTGGGCGTTTTTATCAGAAAAAGCTGAATCACATTATAAAATAACTGGTCAAATGTTAAATCATTTTTGGAAGTCAGGTAATAGATGTTGGATTGTTGATAGTATATGTCAAGATCAAAATTTTAATGATGTTTATAATTGGGGTAAAAATTATTTTGCAAAAGAATTAGGTTTAAATAAACCGATTTCTTTTTTAAGAGTTACTGATTTAAAAGTTTCAGAAAAAAAAACTAAATATACTAAAAAGGAATGGTTGATAAATGGGTAGTACAGTAAATAGTATTGTAGGTGCTGTAGCTGTAGCAGTCATGGTGGCTAGTGGTGCTGGTGCATTTATTGGAATGGCTAGTATTGCTATGGGTGGTAGTTTAGCTGGAATTGGAGCTGTTGCGTACAATGTAGCAATAATGGTTGGAACAAGTTATGTTGCCAGTGCGCTAACAATAAAACCTAGATCAAGAAATTCATCTTTAAATCAACAAAGCTATGCTATTGAATCTCAAAATAGGGCTTTAATGGTTAAACAACCAATTATTTCTCGTGATATGGTTTATGGAAGTTCTAAGAAATCAGGTGGTATTTTATTTATGGAAACCACTAATAATGATAAAAGACTTCATTTAGTTATTGGATTATGTAGTCATGAAATAGAATCAATAGATAAAATTTACTTTAATGATGAAGAACTTACTTTGACATCTATTAACACAGATTCAAATGGTATTACTAGATTTAGACCAACTGCGCCTGAAAAATATAATAAGGAATCTAATTTTAGAGGATTACCATTAGACATATTTTACACAAGACAAGCTGTAGAAATAAAATTACATTTAGGTAGTGACGATCAATTAGCTGATGCAGATTTAGTAGAACAGGTAAGTGGGTGGACTACTGAGCATAGGTTAAGAGGTATATCATATCTCTATGTTCAGATGGATTATGACACAGATATGTTTCCACAAGGCATACCAAATATAAGTGCAGAAATAAAAGGTAAAAAAGTTTTAGATTTTAGAGATGACTCTACTGCATTTTCATCAAATCCAGCATTAGTTATTTATGATTATCTAACTGATAAAAATATAGGCATGGGAATTAGTACAAGCAGTATTGATACTGCTAGTTTTACCACAATGGCTAATCTATGTGATACTAATGTAAATTTATCAGCAGGTGGTACAGAAAAAAAATATACTGCTAATGGTGTTATATATTCTGATATTGCACCTATGGAACTGTTAGATGATTTACTTACTTCATGTCTAGGTACACTAGCATACTCTAATGGAAAATTTACTTTAACAGGTGGTCAATATGTTGCTCCATCAATAACTTTAACTGAAGATGATTTTGTTAGTGGTATTAATTTAGTTACCAAAAAATCTAGGAAAGATATGTTTAATACAGTAAAAGGATTATTCACCTCAAGTGAAACTGACTGGGTGGCAACAGATTATCCTATGGTCACATCTTCCACTTTTGTTGATGCTGATGGAGAAAGTATATATGCTGATATTGATTTACCATTTACCACATCTAGTGCAACTGCTCAAAGGATTGCAAAAATAGTTTTGTTAAAAAACAGACAACAACAAACTATTTCAGGTAAAATTAAAGGCACAGGTTTCAAACTACAAGTTGGAGATACTGTATCAGTCACTAATACAAGATTTGGTTTTTCATCTAAAGTTTTTGAGGTAGCTGAATGGTCTTTTAATTCAAATGCAGATGATTTCTCTATAGCAGTAGTATTAAAAGAAACTTCATCTTCAATTTATGACTGGAACGCAGAAGAATCTGCTCTATCATTAGATAACACAACTTTGCCAACTCCAACAGATGTATCTCCACCTAGTATAACAGCAGTAGATGAATTAAGAGCCTATGCAGAAACACCTCTAGCTGTATTAATAGTTACTTGTGCTAGTAATCAGGGAACAACCAACGAATTTGAAGTTGAGGTACAAAACACAAATATTGCTGGAAGTGAATATATAACTTTAGGTAAATCTAAAGGTAATATATTTGAACTAGTAAATGCACAAGATGGTGCTGTTTACAATATTAGAGCAAGATCAGTAAACGCTTTTAATGTTTATTCTTCATATACAACTATTCAACATACTGTAATTGGTAAAACTGCTCCACCATCAGATGTATCTAATTTCTCAGTTAACATTATTAATGGTCAAGCAGAGTTATCTTGGACACCAGTATCAGACTTGGATTTAAGTCATTATGTTGTTAGACATACACCTAATACAACAAGCGCTAGTTTTGAACAGGGTCAAATATTAGCTCAAAAAGTATCTAAACCTGCCTCTACTGTATCTCTACCAGCTAAAAATGGAACATATATGATTAAAGCAGTAGATGTATTAGGAATTGAAAGTTTAATTTCTACAAAATCAGCAGTTATATTAAATCAAATTGATTATAATTTTAATGTTGTAGAAACTTTTACTCAATCACCAAATTTTACTGCTGGTACTAAATCTGATGTTGATGTTGTTACAAGAGATAGTGTTAATTATTTGCAACTCTTAACAGGAGAATTATTTGATGATGCCAGTGGAAACTTTGACTCACAATTAGGTCTATTTGATGATGGTGGTGATACCAATAATAATGTAGAGGGAACTTATGATTTCCCTGTAATAGATGTAGGTGGCATATATACCTCAAGAGTAACAATAAATTTAGGCTTTAATAGGTTTGACCCAACAACTGTATTTGACAGTTTTGATGGCAATTTTGATGCGAGAGAAGGTCTTTTTGATGGTGCATATACTGAAAATAGTGATGTAAATGTTGAGATGTTGATATCAACCAGTAATGACAACATTACATACACTGATTATAGAAATTATGTACTTGGAGATTACAAAGCAAGATATATAAAACTCAGAGCAAAATTAACTACAACATCAGCAACTTCTGCTCCAGCTATACATACTTTATCTGCTACAGTTGACATGCCTGATAGAGTTTATGGTGAAAGCGATATATCTAGTGGAACATCTCCTAGTGGCAAAGCAGTAACTTATTCTCCAGCATTTAAATCAGTACAAGCATTGGGTATAACAGTATCTAACTTAGATCAGAATGAACATTATGTAATTAGCAATAAATCTGCCACAGGATTTACTGTAACTTTCTATCAAGGAAGTGGAACTGGTAATGTTATTGATAGAACTTTTGACTATCAAGCTAAAGGTTATGGATATCTTGAAAGCAGTTAGTCAATGTGAGAGAATAAAACAACTTATGGAGTTTATAAATAGATGAGTCAACACGATTATGATATAGCCAATCAGACATTTCCTAATACAAGGTCTGATTTAAACCTTGCACTCAAAGCATTAGCAAGTACATCAAGTGGCACTTCAGTTCCCTCTACAGTATACGCAAATCAATTATGGTATGACAGTTCTGCTAATATTCTTTATATAAGAAATGAAGATAATGATGCAAACATCACTATTATGGAGTTAAATCAATCCAACGATACTGTAGAATATTTTAAATCTAACTCTATCAGAACAGCATTAATCGAGTTCACAGATGGTGATGATGCCTTAACTATTGGAGATGGTGGCACGTTAACTACATCTAGTAGTTTAGATGTAAATGGTAACGAATTGATTTTAGATGCTGATGCAGATACGAGTATTACTGCTGATACAGATGACCAAATAGATATTAAAATTGCTAATGCTGATGATTTTAGATTTACAGCTAACAGTTTCAATGCTCTATCAGGCTCATCTATAGTTGTTGATTCAGGAGCAACTTTAACCTTAAATGGTACTGCTGGAGCAGGATTAGTTGGTAAACAGTCTATATGGATTCCAGCAACAGCAATGTATCCTAACACAACTAATGGTTGTGCTACTTTAGCACAAGTAGAATTAGCTAATGGAGTAGAATTAAAAGTTTTAGACTTTGATGCAAGTGCTGATGAAAATGCACAGTTTTCAATAGCATTTCCTAAACTATGGAATGAGGGAACAGTTACTTTTCAAGCATTTTTTACAGTAACAGGCACAAATACTGGAACAGTAGCATGGGGTCTATCAGCAGTAGCTATTGCAGATAATGACTCTATTAACACTGCATTTGGAACTAACGTAGTGGCAACTGCTAAAGCTCATAGTGGAACGTCAAATGATCTAGATGTTTCTGCTGAAAGTGGCGCAGTAACTATTGCTGGTTCTCCAAGTGTAAATGAAACTTGTTTTTTTCAATTAATGAGAGATGTATCAGCAGACACTCAAACAGGAGATGCTAGATTAATCGGTATTAAATTATTCTTTACAACTGATGCTTTAACAGATGACTAGGAGATAAAATGTTTGGTTATAGAGTACTTGGTTTTGGTGGATTCACGAGAGAAGATGCACCTACATTTGAAGTTCTAGTAGTCGCTGGTGGTGGCTCAGGTGGGGCAGATGATGGTGGTGGTGGTGGAGCTGGTGGTGTTGTTCATCACACAGCAAAAGAATTAGATTCAGGAACAAACTACACAGTAACCATTGGTGCTGGTGCAACAGCTAGTCCAAATAATTCAACAGTAAACTCAGGTTCTAACTCAGTATTTTCAGACATAACTGCTAATGGTGGTGGTGGTGGAGCAGTACAATTTGCAGAGGCTGATGATGGTGGTTCAGGTGGTGGAGCTAGAAGAACTACTAATGTGAATAATGATGGTGGCTCTGCAACACAAGGTGATAGTGGTGGTGGAACAGGATATGGTTTTGATGGTGGCTCAACTACTGGTGGATTTTCCAATGGTGGTGGTGGTGCTGGTGAGGCTGGTGGTACTGATGCAAATGGTGCTGGTGGTGATGGTAGAGATTTTTCATCAAGTTTTGGAACGTCTGTAGGAGCAGACTCAGGTTATTTTGGTGGTGGTGGCTCTACTTCAGGTGGAACTTCTGCTGGTAATCAAGCTGGTGGGCTAGGTGGTGGTGGAGCATCTGTAGATGATTCAGGTTATCCACAAGACGCTGGTAATGCTGGTACAGCTAATACAGGTGGTGGTGGAGGTGGTGCAGGTGACGCTTCGACTCCAGGTGGTGCTGGTGGTTCAGGAGTAGTTATTTTAAAATATCCTGATACAGTTACATTAACAATAGGTGGTGGGCTTACAAGTTCTACATCTTCTTCAGGTGGCTTTAAACAAACAGTGTTTACTGCTGGTTCTGATAACATAAGTTTTTAATATGGCATATTACGCATTAATAGATTCAAATAACATAGTTACTCAAGTTATAAAGGGTAATGATGAGGGTGGTGATACTGATTGGGAAGTTTATTATGGCAACTTTCATGGTTGTACTGTAAAAAGAACTTCTTACAATACTTTTGGTAACGTACACGCTGGTGGTGGAACGCCTTTCAGAAAGAATTTTGCTGGAATTGGTTACACTTATGATTCAACAAAAGATGCTTTTATAGCACCTAGACCAAGTGATACAGAAGAGATTACTTGGACTCTTAACAATACAACTTGTTTATGGGAATCAAGTGAAAAATAAGATAGTATGTTTTATTAGGAGATAATTAATGGCAGGACTTAAAGTACATACAGCTCAAACAGATTCAGCAATTACTTTAGCTGAGTTAAAAGCATATCTAAAAGTTGATTCTAGTGATGATGATACTGTTTTAAATATTATAAAACAGGCAGTAGATTCTTGGGCTAAAGAATATACGAATAGAACTTTATGTACTACTGTTTATGAACTTTTTATAGATACTGTTTATGATGTTGATGTAAGAGTACAAGAGGGTTCTTACTTAGGAATAGATCAAGACTTTTCAAGAAGAAATATTATATTACCTAAATCACCAGTATCAGCAATTAATCATGTTAAATATTATGCAGATGATGATAGCGCTACAACTTGGGCTACTTCTAATTATCGACTAGATAATGCAAGTCAACCTAGTAAATTTACTTTACAGACTGGAGTATCTTATCCAACTGGACTAAGACCAGTGAATGGTATTGAGATTAAATATACTGCTGGTTATGGTGATAATACTGCTGTTCCTATGCAAATAAAACAAGCGTGTTTAATATATGGAAGTTATTTATTTGAAAGAAGAGGAGATGATGAGAAAGCAATTAAAGCTCCTTACTCAGCAACAGCATTACTACAACCTTTTGTAGTAAGACAGCTATCTACTAATCCATATAGAGGCACTTCACATTATGGTGGCATGAGATAATGTATTTAGGCGAGTTTAGAAATAGAGTCGCTTTGCAAACTCTTGGTGGGTCTACAGATGCAGGTGGTGGTCAATCATCAACCTATTCAACACAAGCAACAGTATGGTCTAAAGTAGAGCCATTATCAGGCTCAGAGGGTCTATTTGGAGATCAGTTAAGAGCAACACAAGGATTTAAGTTTACAATCAGGTACTATTCAGCACTAACGCCTAAATATAGGTTATATTATAGGTCTAAGGCATTTAATATCACCAGCATACAAATTGTTGATGAGGGTAAAGAAAGATATCAAGAGATAATAGCAACTGAGGGAGTAGCTACATAATGGCTAAACAAGGTATAAAGGTTTCTATGTTTTCTAACATAGAGAAAAATGTAATAAAAGCTGAAAAACTTTATCAGTTAAATGCCTCAAGGCATGTAAACAGAGTAGCAACTAATTTTAGAAACGATATTATGAGAAGTATGCAACAAACACCTAAAGATGGTAGAGAATACCCAAGAGGCAAGAAAACTCATGTTGCATCTTCACAAGGTAATCCACCAGCTATTGATACTGGTAGATTAATTAACTCTATTACCACTAGACTTGCAACAGCAAGTAATAAACCTAGCGCAACAGTTATCTCTAATATGGATTATTCAGCAAGACTAGAACTTGTTTTAGATCGACCATTTATGGGAGATGAATCTATTGCGTACAATAAAGCAAGAATATTTGCTAATAAAATTGCTAAACAAGTTTCTATAGATAAACAATTTAAACCAATTAAGGTCGCACCAGCAAAGGTTAGATAATGGGATATCATTCATTCGATCTACAATCAGCTATATATTCTCTGTTATCAGGAGATAGCACCTTAGATGGTCTAATAGGTAATAATAAAATATTTGACAGCATAGCGCCTCAAGACACAGCATATCCATATGTAATTATTGGTCTTGAAACAATGAGAGATGTTGGCACAAAAACCCTTGATGGTAATGTCTACAATGTTGATATTGATGTATGGTCACAATATCGTGGACAGAAAGAAATCAAGGAAATAATGGAAAGAATTTACAATCTATTGAATAATGCTACAATAAGCGTAAGTGGTGCAAGTAGTGTTATGAGCTATGTTGTAAACGCAGTCACATTAACAGAAGTTGATGGGATAACAAGACATGGTATAGTGAATGTAGATTTCACTATATTTGATAGTTAATTTAAGAGGTAATATAAATGGCAGTACAAAAAGGTAGTGCATTATTAGTCAAAATTGGTAACGCTAGTTCACCTGAAACTTTTACAACTGTAGCAGGTCTAAGAGATACAAGCATATCTATCAATTCTGAAACTATTGATGTAACAAATAAAGACTCAGCAAGAGTAAGAGAATTATTGGCAGACGCAGGAATTAAATCATTTTCTATTTCAGGAAGTGGAGTATTTACAGATGGAGCATCTGAACAATCTGTTTTAACAGCATTTTCAGCATCAACATTTAGTAATTTTCAATTCTTAGTACCTGATTTCAATACATTTACTGGTGCGTTCCAAGTAACAGCTATTGAATACAGTGGTACTTATAATGATGCAGTTCAATATACTATGAGCTTTGAATCTGCTGGTGCAGTAACAATAGCGACAGTTTAATATGTGGATTGAAAAGAAAGTATCTATTAATGAAAAGGAACATACTTGCCTTGTTAATGGCAATGAAATTGAAGTACCTTTTTTTAAAGGATATGAAAACACTCTTGAAGTAACTATTGATGGAAAAACATCACCTGTATTATCTTTGAATAATGTGGGTGATAGAGATGAAACGATTAAAATTGAGGTAAAGGTAAATGAGTCCAAATCAAATAAGAGCAGAGAAACTACTAAACTTTCCAAATAATGTAGACTACAAAGCTAAAATGACACTTGATGTTGTTATGAGCATTGAGTCTGCATTAGGTAAATCTATCATGAAAGTTGCTACAAAATTATCTGAGGCAGATGTGCCTATGAGTGATGTTTTAATTATCTTAACTCTAGCCATTAGAGGTGGTGGTAATGATATAAAAGATAATGATGTCAAGGCACTTATTAATCAAATGGGTTTAGTTCAGTCCATAAAAATGTGTGGTGATTTATTAGCATTAGCCTTAAGTAGTGGTGATGAGATAGATGAAAAAAAAAGCGAATTATAGATAACGATAATTATGAGTTGCCACTAGAAAGGTGGATTCAAGTCTGTATAGGAATGATGGGTATCCAACCATCTGAATTTTACAATATGTCAATAGCAGAAATTACACTAGCCATTGATGGTTTCAAAGAATATAATACTGGTAAGCAATCATCTACAATGAATAAAGATGAATTAGCAGAATTAATGCAAAGGTATCCTGATAATTAATTATGGCAACAGAATTAGATAAACTAGTAGTAAGAATTGAGGCAGATTTACAAGACTTAAAAAAAGGTCTAAAACAGGCAGGTGATGTTACTAAAAGAAACAGCACTAAAATGCGTAAAAACCTACAAACTTTAAATAATTCATTTGATAATTTAGGTAAAGCAGTTCTTAAATATGGAGCTATTATAGGCACTGCATTTGCTGGATTTCAAATTAAAAAAATTATTGATACAGGCTCAGAAATTGAGAATTTAACAGTAAGATTAAATGCTTTATTTGGTTCAGCAGATGAGGGAGCAAAAGCATTTAGAGTTATGCTTGATTTTGCAGGGCGAGTACCTTTTGAATTAAAAGAAATTCAACAAGCATCAGGAAATTTAGCAGTAGTAACAGATAATGCTAATGAACTTGCTGAAATTCTTGAAATAACTGGAAATGTTGCCTCAATTACAGGATTATCATTCAGTCAAACAGCAGAACAGATACAAAGATCGTTTAGTGGGGGTATCGCCTCAGCAGACGTTTTCCGTGAGAAAGGCGTAAGAAATATGCTTAATTTCTCAGCAGGAGTTCAAGTATCACTTGCAGAAACAAAACAAGCATTTAGGGATACTTTTGGTAAAGGTGGTGTATATGGCAATGCAACCAATGAATTTGCTAAAACTTTATCAGGTACTTTATCAATGCTCCAAGATAAATTATTAATATTTAGAATAGCTATTGCTCAAGAATTTTTCCCTGAAGTTAAACGTACTTTACAAGACCTTAATCATGAATTACAAGATAATCAAGATGCTATAGAAAAATATGGAAATGAAATTGGTAGAGATTTAGCAGAAACAACTAAAGACTTTATTGAAAATATAGATAAAATTTTAAAAGGTTTAAAAGCATTTTCACTTTTTTTAGCTGGAACTGCTACTATTGCGATTGGAAACTATCTTCATAAGTTAGGTATGTTAAAGGGTGGATTTTTAGGTTTAGGCATAGCTACTCTAACATTTTCTGATGAATTAGAAAAACTTGGTGAAAATTATCTTGAACACAGGGGAAATATACACCCAGTAATTGGTTTACTTAAAGAAAATGAAGAGCAAAATAATAAAACGACCAATTCATTAGAAGAGCATAATCGCAAGATCAAAGAAATGATAGATACTTACAAAGCATCTATAATAATTCAAGGAATTTATGGAAAATTTAATAAACAAGTTTTACAGAAAGAAGTAGAAAACACAGGAATGACCTTTGAAACATTACAAGAAATTGTTGAGGGAATTAACAAAACTTTTGAAGATGCAGGTGAGTCTATATCACAGGCTTTTGGTGATTCTATTGCTAAAGGCGAGGATTTTAAAGACGCAATGAAGTCTATATTTCAAGATGTTATTTCACAAATTATTGCAACAATAGTCCATATAAGAATTATAAAACCCATGATAGATTCACTAACTGCATCTCTTAATGAACAGGTTAAGGCACAGAAAGAGGCGAATGATGCTGGTGGTGGCAGTGGATTTAGTTTAGGTAATGTTATTGGGAGTACAATAGGGTCAATGATGGGATTTGCTAAAGGTGGATTTACAGGTGGTTCAAATCCAATAATGGTTGGAGAAAAAGGAGCTGAAGTTTTTGTACCTAGAACTGCTGGAAATATAATACCTAACAATCAATTAGGTGGTGGTGGTTCAATAGTTATAAACCAATCTTTAAATTTTGCGACAGGTGTCGTTCCAACTGTTAGGGCAGAGGTGATGAACCTAATGCCTCAAATTAAGCAAGAGACTGTATCTGCTGTTGGTGAGGCAAGAAGTCGTGGTGGCAGTTTTGCTAGGACATTTGGTGCATAATGACTCAACCTAGTTATCCTTTAACAATGCCTACTAGTCCAAACTTCACAACAAGTGAATGGGTTATAACTCGTTCTAGTTCTCTTACAACCAGTCCATTTACTTATTCTCAGCAATCTGTAGAACATGGTGGCTCAATGTGGACTACTACAGTTACGTTACCACCTATGAATAGAGAACAAGCAGTTCAATGGCAGGTATTTTTTATGCAGTTACATGGTAGATTTGGAACATTTGCTATGGGCGACCCTGATGCTAAAACGATCAGAGGTGGTTGCACAGGTACTATCAATGTTAATGGTTCTCACTCGGTAGGCGCTTATTCGGTGGCAGTAGAGAATACACCTAATAGCACTGTAATTTTTAAGACAGGAGATTACATACAGTTTGGTTCAGGAGCTACTCAAAAACTACATATGGTTACAGCAGACTGTACCTCGAATGGAAGTGGACAAGCTACAGTAGAGATAGAGCCACCATTAAAAAGCGCTTTAGCTAATGATTCAGCTATTGTTTATGATAGCGCTAAAGCTATTATGAGAATGGACAGTAATGATCTCATGTGGAACGCAAACAAAGTATCTCTTTATGGTATATCTTTTAGTTGCTCTGAGGCTCTCTAATAGCTCGTTTTTGACCATTTTATTATAAATGGCTAACAATATACCCTATTTTGTTTTACCCTCTATATAATACTCAGCAAATTGTTTACCAGTGGGATTGACTACCATTCTTGTCACAATCTTATATCCATCTGATCTAAGGTTATTTATTCTACTGGCTAACCTGAAACAACCATATTTAGTT